GTAACGATTTAGCAACTGTGCGAATTTCAGCGTTTTGCGTTGCTATGCTGTCAAATAACTCTCTTATGTGCAAAGATACGAATTTTCTCAAAAATAGAAAATGTGTATGAATGTTTTTCTTGTTTATATAGTCTCTAATTTATAATGTTAGTATTTACAACTGATTATTAATCAATAATTTACGAGCAGTAAATCGGAAATATGGTCGTAATCTTTAATCGTGTATTCTAAAGGGAGAAGATTTTAAAACAGTAAACATCAAATCTTCCTGCGACTATATACCACCTCTATTATGCCGTTGTATTTCTTGGTACGAATCATTTCCAAGTCAATTTTCTTATCGGTAGCACCAAACAGCCTTGTGCCGTTACCGAGAAGAACCGGTATAATCGCCAGATGATAAATGTCTATTTGATTGTTTGCGATGAGTTGTTGCGCCACTTCTGCACCTCCGCAAATCCACACATCTTTACCCGATTCCTGTTTCAACTCCTCTACCAGTTGGCATACATCCATATTCCTGAAACGGATATTTTCTGTGCCCTCTTCTTCACTGTGATGAGTCAATACATAGGTCATCGCTTCCCCGTAGGGCCATTGGTCGGGAGAAAGTTCGGTCACAATTTGGTCGTAGGTTCTCTTTCCCATAATGACCGTGTCCACACCACTGAAGAATGGAGTAAAGGTGTCTTCCATCTCCACGTTTTTATCTTGTCCGCTTATCCATTCAACGGAACCTTCGCTGTCAGCGATATAGCCATCCAGACTGACGGCAATATAAAGGATTACTTTTCTCATAGGTGTATTATTGTAAAAGAGGCAGCACCATTTCAAACGGTTTATTTATTGTAGGGATATTCTTGCTTTTGCTTGCTTTACCCTTTGGCTTTAAGCAATTCTTCAATCCGACCTTTCATAAACCCGGTAAGCGCGAGCGTTTCATTTTCCATTGTTTCCCATTCGTCAGACAGGTTTCCCAAATAGGCTTCCTTTGCCGTTTTCAACAGGGAAGAAAAGGTTTCCGGCAATTGGGGAATCACCCACTCCGCAGCAACATCTTTCGTTGTCACGTCTTCGGTTTCTAATGTAAACCACATGCGGGATAGCGTCAATAGCACATTTCTTTCATCTCCCTTAACATTGGAAATCAAACCGGGTAGAGAAAATTGAATAGCCTTTTGTATTTCGCGGAACGGAATCGGGAGAATAAGTTGTTTGCAATCTGCGCCCTTCAGCGTCATACTACTTTTTCTCGCCTGCCATAATAGAATCGCTATATCAGGGTCGAAACACGCCTGCGGAATCATTCCGGCTTCCATCTCTTTCCGAAGCCACTCCCCATACATATACTCGCATTTGGGCGGAAACTGCCACGGAATAATGTCTTTTTGATGGATGACAGTTATCTCCAATGGTCTTTTTTCGGCGCAACCTACGAAGCCGGAAATTTCCAATAATTGCTTGGTCAACTCCTTTTTCGTTGACAGATTCAATTCTTGTCTGGTTATTATCAATATATCTATGTCACTGTCCGGACGCAATTTATTCATTGTCGCAGAGCCATATAAATACATTCCCAATATCTGCCCCTGCAATAGGGTTTCTGCTATGGAAACGACTTGCTTCACTTGTTGTGGGATTTCATTCCGATTGTTCATTGTATTTTCCATATAGATTTGTTTCCTTTATTCTTTGATTAATACAACAGCGTCAAATGCCAGTTCCAAGGCGGTGGATACACTTGCTTTTCCCCACTTCCGTTCTTGGTATTTATGAGGATTCGAGAGCGTGTCGGCTGTAAAAAGCAACATAGCCCATATTACTTCTCTAAATTCTGCACATGCAGCCAGTGCAGAACATTCCATTTCCACTACTTGACAGCCTTCCTCTTTGCGGTATTGCACCATTTCCAGTGTTTCTCGATAAAAACCGTCTGTTGTCCATGTCTTGACTTCCAAATATGGGATTTTCTTTTGATTTAAAGCAAATTTGATTGCACTTATTCCTGCTGTTGAAATCTTTATGTCTCTGGATGGCGGAAGATAATGGTAAGAAGTTCCCTCATCTCTCAATGCAGAAACGGGTATTAAGAATCTGTTCTCCGGAATATCTTCCAATACACCGCAGGAACCGACAGAAATAATTTCTGTCACACCTCCTGCTATTAAATACTCTAAAATCTGGACAGCAGCAGCACTCCCAACCGGAGCCGGACATAAACATATCCTTTCCTGATTATGAAAGCATTCATAGATGGGATATAATTTTGTTGCACTCTCAAATTCATCTATCTGTATTCCACTGTGGGCATGTGCATACTTTTCCACTTCATCCCCCAAAAATGCAAATACGGCTTTTTTAGGGAAGTGCTTTTTCCCATTTCCCGGCTGAAAGATTGCTTTTGATGCGGTATCGTATTCCAAAATAGGATAATCGTGCTTTACTAATGCCATACTATCATCTCCAATAAAAATTTTCTTTCTCACATTTTCTGCATCTATTTTTTGCAAAGTTACTTTTTTCATTTGGCTATACATCAATAAACTCTTAGTATTTTGAGTATATTTTTTCGTGAAGCTATCTTTTATCTTCTCATCGAAAAGCCTCTCTTCTGCTGTTGGTCGTACCGCCCCTCTACCACGTTATCGACTTCCCGTCTGGCTTTGATTTGCTCCCGGTTATCCAGTTTGCCTTTCTGCGTGGCAGTAATATACAGAAAATCCCCGGCTGCACGGTGAGACTGCTTATCATCACCGAAGAGGTTAAGGACACTCTTGATGTCCGATACTTGCTCCGTATCGAAACGGGGCTTGTAATAATCCCTTGCCAGACGGATAATGCCGTGTACCGCCTTGCGGAAGATGTCGCTTGTTTTGAGCAGCAGGAAACTGAGACAGCCGATAATGTGGTTTTGCCACAAAATCCGATTTTTGAGCCTCGTGGTTTCCTCCGTATGCGCAGCCTCCTTACGGCTAAGTTCCGACAAGTTCTTGGCTTCCAGCTCCATCCGTTCACGGTGATGGTCGTTCTGCATGGTCTGTATTCGGGTTTGCAGGGCTTCGATGGCTTCCCCGTGCGTGGCTACCTCTCTGTGCAGGGCGGCGTTCTCCCGCTCCGGCGTCTTGACCTTGTTACTGCCGAAAAGAGAACCGACACTCTCGGCGATGTTGGCGGCTGCGGTCGTGGCTGCCCCTTTCAGCTTCTCGGTCTGTATCTCTTTTTTCGTCCGTCTTAGTTCCTCCTGCGCCGTTTCTTTCTGACGCTGCAAATCCACCACCTCCGCTTTGAGGCTGTCGGCGAGTTTCTTCGTTTCATTGTAATACTGCTGCGTGGACTTGTGCCGTGCTTTCGAGCCGTCTATGCCCCTTTGCAGCCCGTATTTCGCCATCGCCTCGGCGTAGGTGTCTTGGTAGGATTTCAGCCTTAGGCGTGTCATAATATCGTCGGCGCACAGCCTCACGGTGTCGGTCGGCTTCTTGCGGTATCGCTTCTTCGCCTGCTCCTCCCTTTTCCTGCGCTTGCGCTCTCCCTTGACGATGGGAACGAGCGTGACGTGTATGTGGGGCGTTTCCTCGTCCCGATGCAGGTGCGCCGCCACGATGTTCTCCTTTCCGAACGTGTCGGCGAAGTATTTCATATTGTCGGCGCACCACTCGTCCAAACGCCCCTCCCTTTCGATGCGTTCCATGTCCTCGTGCGTTCCCGACACGTTGATTCGGATTGCCCGTACTTGGTTGTTTCCGATTTTGCGTGTCAGCCCCGCTTCTTCCAGTCTTCTCCGGATAGCCGCCGAACGGTCTTTTATCCCGTCGGGGTAGGCAACGAGTTTTCGGTTCAGGTGCGTGCGTGTGGGGTCTGCGTTCTTCGGTATGATGAAACGCTCTATGTGGGCGGTCGTTCCGCTGTCGGAACCGTGCGCCTTTTCCATATGCAATACTACGAAACCCATATATATTCCTTTCTTTTTTAGCTTGTGAAACAATGATTCTTTGTATCTTCGGGGGCGGCAAAGAGCCGTCCCCGACGGGGTGTGCAGAGGGGCTTGCCCCTTGCCTTATTGGGGAATTTTCAGCGATATGGAGTATTGCGGCTCGGAAAATTCCCTAATAAGCTACGGTATTTTCTCCGTAAATACCCTGCGGTGTGCCGGCGGTCTGCCCGTGTCTTATCGGCTCGGCGGTTGAATCCGCTTTGTGTACTTGGCTGTCTGCGCTCGTTGTGCCGACTTTACCGACTATACCGAACCCCATCTTATTATTTTTCCCTTTCGGTCGATGGTGGGCGGCGGGGCGGTCGTTTCCGTTTTCAAAGGCTTCTTTGCTCGGGGCGGTCGGATGCAAGGTTTAGGGGAAGAATCTACCCGAAGCATGAGGGTGGAGATTGTTCCCCTAACGGCGTAGCCGCCCGACCTTGCAGCCGACGGAAAGCCCCGTGCTTGCTTCGCCTTTGTAAACGGGAATGACTGTTCCGCTTTCCTGCGGTCGGGAAACAGCCCCTTTCTGTCCGTGCGACGGTATGACCGTATGAATGTATGACCGTGTGACTGTATTACGGACTGATACCCCGACCGACTGACCGTTACGCCATCCATCGGCGGCTCGGCTCGGTGTCGGCAACGACAGACACGATAACCGTCGTTTTCTCTTTTCGCCCGTTCATAATCCTGTCTAATAATAGCTTGCGGACTCTCGCCGCCCCGAACGATTCGACACGGAAAGCGAGGGCGGCTATCGTTTCGAGGTCGTAAACCTCTATGCTGCTTCTGTCCGATAGACGGACAAGGCGTTTGATGCCGTACTCTTTCAATACCCCGCTCTTGCAGAGTGCCTTTATCCCTGCCCGAACCGTCGGGGTGATAACCCCGAACAGTTCGCAGATTTCCCACTCGGTCATGGCGGTTGCGCCTATGTCGGTCGGTAGGGAGATATTGCCGTATTCATCTATCATGATGATGTTCCTTTCTTCTTTCATCGGTATGCTGTTTTAAGGTGACTAAATGGCTCGGCAGATGTTCTTCTCCATCTCCTCTAACTTGTGCGACAAGGTTTCCATGTCTTGGCTTATCTTCTGGGCGGTGATTTTGGCGTATATCTGCGTGGTCTTGATGTTCGTGTGCCCCAACAGGCGGCTCACGGTTTCGATGGGTACGCCGTGCGACAGAAGTACGGTCGTGGCGTTCGTGTGGCGGGCAACATGATAGGTCAAGCGCACCTTGAAACCGCATTGTCTGCCTATCTCTTTGAGTATCTTGTTGCAACTGCCGTTGCTCGGAACGGGGAAAACATGACCGTCCCTTGCAAGTCCCTTGTATTTCTCGATGATACGCTTGGGAACGTCCAAAAGACGGATGTTCGATTCGGTGTTGGTTTTCTTCCGTCGGGTGATTATCCACAGGTTGCCGTCGAAGAATGTTTGCAGGCGGTCGGCGGTGAGGTTCTTCACGTCCGAGTACGCCAAACCCGTGAACACGGAAAAGACGAACAAGTCCCGTACGAGTTCATGGTAGGTGTTCTTCATCGGTGCGTCCATGAGCGTCTGTATCTCCTTTTGGGTAAGGTAGCCCCTATCGACGCTTTCGGGAGAGTTGATGTACCCTGCAAAGGGGTTGAACGGCAGACGCCCGTCGTTCCTCGCTATGGAAACGATGTGTTTCAGCACGATCATGTAGCCCCACACGGTATTGGTGCGGCATTTCTTCTCCGTGCGCAGGAAATACTCGAAGTCGTTGATGAATGTAAGGTTGAGTTCCTTTAGCGGAATGTCCTCACGCTTGTAGGTATGGGGCAGGAACTCCCGAATGTGGTTGCAGACCGTCCGATAACGGGTGAATGTCCCCTGCGCCCTGCTGTGCCCGACCTTCTTGGCGAACTCGGCGTTGTGCTGCTCGAACAGCTTCAGCAAGGTTTCCTGCTTGACGCCGATACCGAGATAGGCGTCTTTGAGCTTGGCGGC